AAGAAGAAGCCTTATTAAATTTAACGAAAGATACACAATATGAATGAAGAGACTCCCGATATGATGGAACAATCCTCCGAGACTCCAGTCATGTCTTCGGAACAATCTCTTACATCGACTCCAGAGGATGCTCAGCTTGCTCGTGAGAAAGTAGCCTTTGATGCTTATGTAAGAAACCAAGGTATGGCTGTCCCTGAAAACTTCAAGGATGCCGGAGCTTGGTTTGAGAGTTTAAAGACTGCTCAAAAAGGATACACTCAGTCACGACAAGAAGTCGCAGACCTGAAGAAGAAGTATGAAACAACCCCGTCAACTACTAATCCAGTTACGGGAAAGCCTGTGGTAGAACCTGTGAAGGAAGTAATTCCTTTGTTACCAGAGGTCTTAAAGATTCCAGAGAACAAGGTTGAAGAGGTAGCCAAGGTAGAAAACAACCCGGCATCCTCAGATGATTGGAAGCAGTGGACCATTGAGTTCACGGCTAACAATGATCTTTCGGCTGAGACATTGGAAGTCATTAAGAAGAAGACTGGTCTTCCTGATTATGTTGTTAATGAATATATGCAGGGACAGAAGGCTAAGATTGAGATGGCTTATACTAAGGCATCTGAGTTAGTTGGTGGTCGGGAAGAGTTGAGTAAACTCTTTGTCTGGGCTAGCAAGAACCTCAGTCCTGCAGAACAGGCTTCAGTCAATCAGAACCTAGCATCAGCATCTTGGGATGTAGCCCTCTATGGGCTTCAGGCTAAGTATGCTAAGACCACACAGACAAGCAAGGGTGCAGAACCCAAGCCAAGTGCAAGAGGACAGGTTCCTATTGCATCGACTCAGCAGGGTATTGTCGCTTATCAAACTAAGCGAGAGTTCTCTGCAGAGCGTAATCATCCGGGCTTCAATGCCGATCCTAAGTATCGTGCATATGTTGAGCAGCGGATGATGCGTACTAACTTTGAAAAATTACCCAAATAATCCGTAACAAGACAGCGGATCGACTGAGGTTAGCCAAAGGGTAAATCCCCCTTTATGGTAATGGATGACCCTTGGCTAAACTCACTCAACAAAAAGACTCCCTTAGGAATAATCGAACGGTTGAGAACTTTTTGTCTTATAATTTGATATGAATGATATGATCTTTTTTAAGAAAGAATACTACAATGGCAGCAACTACTTTCGCTAGCACAAATGTCCCCTTTGGAGACTTTACACTTCCTCGTACTGCAGCAGCAGCTGAAACTTCAGGTGGATCAACTCCACTTAATAAGCTTTGGTTACCACTTTGGTCGGGTGAAGTCATCAATGCATATGATCAATTTAATATGTTTGAAAACATGATTACCACTAAGACTCTTACTGGTGGATACTCTTACGAATTCCCAATCACTGGCACTGTCGGTCTTAACCCATCTTGGAATTCGGGTGTTGAACTCGGTGGTTACAGTGGTGACACGAATTCTACCTCGACCACTATCAAGGTCAATCTTGATAAGCGTCCAATGGCAGCTCACTTTGAAACCGACAATGTTGACTTGCTTGTTACTCAGTGGGATTACCGCTCTGAGTTGGCTCGTCAGGCTGGACTTACCCTTGCTAACACTCGTGACCGTCAGATTCTGATGGCACTCGTAGCCGCAGGTTCTTTACCTCCAGTAACTGGAGATCCTCGTGGTCTTGCAGCGGCTGCATTCCATGCTCCAAAGCAGATTTCAAGTGGAACTGTTGCTAATTTAATTGGCGCAACTTCAGATAATGAAGGACTTCAGGTTCTTCAAGCAATTGAAGATTATCTCGTTACCTGCCAAGAGAATGATGTTCCAGTTGGCAGTGTTTATTGCGCTGTACCTCCAAAGGTATTCCAAGTTATTCGTGCGCTTGGTATCCCAAGATCTGCTTACACTGGTTATAATGCTACTGGAGCACCAGCAGTTACTGGTGTTCTCAACACTGTTAGTAACTACGCAAATAACCCATTGTTTACTGGAAGTGATGAATATGGTGCTGGTGCTCCAATTTCACAGGGCATGAACGCAATGACTGACAGCCTTGATTACATGGGTGTTAAGATTGTTAAGAGTAACCATATTCCAAAAATCGACCACAGTGCCACTGCTAATAACATTGGTGGTTCCAAGTATAACTTGAAGTGCTCTGGATTTGCAACTTATGGTATTATCTTCCAGTCAGAAGCAGTTGCTGGTCTTTCCCTCATGGGCATGAAGGTTGACACCGTACAGGATGTTCGCCGTAATACTCAGTTCACCGTAGGCAGCATGCTTAAGGGTACTGGTATCATTAAGCCTGAGATGGTCAAGCTTATTACTGGTTGCACAGCCGCTAATACTGCAGATACTCGTGATACTATTGCAACTTTCCTAAAAGGGACTGTTGCTACTAACTACACTGGTGGCTTCGGTGGCGAATACTTCACAAGCTAATGATTACTCTTCTCCTTCATAACAAGTTTCTAGTACTAGTTTGAATCGGAGGTGATCGTTTATCTACCCCCGGCTCCCTTAAGTGGGAGTCGGTGGGTTTTTTCTAACAACTAAAGGAGGCTACTATGGGCTTAATAACTAAGCTACAGGCAATTAATCAAATGCTACTGGCTTCAGGTGAGAACCTTGTAGCTGACCTTGAAGGTGAGTCGGGTATTGATACTGGTATTGCTGATACTCTACTTGAACAAGCAAGCATTGACCATCAGTTAAGAGGTCTTGCCAACAACAAATATATTCGTAAGTTTACTTTAACAGCGGATGGTTATATTGCTCTACCTACCCCAGATTCTGATGAGTCAGGTATCCTAGCGGCTGAGTTAATCTCACAACACATTAGTCCAGAACTTGGATTAATCAAAGCAAGAGTATTAAACAATGCATCTCCTGCTCGTATGTGGAACATAACTGATGATACTGATGTATGGAAGTCTGCTGATGGTCCATATTATATTGAATTTACAATGAAGTTACCTTGGGAGAACCTAGAGACTTCAGTACAGAGAGCCATCATGGCTACTGCTATGCGTCACTACCAGAGTATTACTCAGGGTGATGAAGCAACTGATGCCTTCTTGGGATACCAAGAGCAACTCTTTACTCTCAAGAGCAAAGCAGCAGATATGAATGACAAGAAGAAGAACATCTTCGGTAATAACAATCTAGCTAGAAGTTCAGCAATGCGTTCTCGTAATTTAAGTGATCCAAATCGGTTTAGGTACTTTCGTACCGGAGGTTTTTAATGGCTATTCGCAGACGCAGCCCACAGGCTGGCTATGCCTCAACCAAACTTCCTGTCTTTACAACCAACTCTGTTGGTAGACAGTCGCCTAATAGACGGCAACCAAACGAGGCAGAGAATATTGACAATGCTTTAGTTTCCCTAGAGCGTAACTTTGAGAAGCGACCCGGCTTTGAGATTGTACCGCAGAAGTCTGCAGCCGAAGCTACCTCATGGGATACCTCATCCAATGCTATTCGATTAGATTTGTATGCCCTAGCGGCTGTGCCATCAACCCATGATCTATGGTATTACTGGTACAGTATTAATGAAGAGAATACATTCCTTGTTGTAGTTGACTTTAGTGCAACCACAACTGCTCATAATTTATTTTATATTTTTAGAGTCTACCCTACAGGTAAGTGGGAAGATCTAACTCCAGCTAATCAGAATACTGAGGCTGTAGTCAGTGCAACTAGCCGTGCTTATATTACACACAACCCAAACAACAGCAAGACAGCCAAGGAATCTCTTAAGGCTGTATCATTGGGATCAAGCGTGGTTGTTCTTAATAAGAATGTACGAGCGGGATTCAGTTCTGATGTTACTGGAAATGCAACTACTGATGGTATGTTATTTGATTTAAACGGAGATGTCACTACAACCCCAGATGTCAATGGTCGTAAGATTAAATACTATACGGCAGCTAAAGTTGCCAAGGTATTTGACACGGGTGCGGATAACCTACCAAGCACAGGAGATGATGTCTTACTTGGATGGAAACCTGCACTAGAAACTGGTATCTCACAAATAGAGGGTGGTGGTACTCCAAATACACATATTCATTTATCTGATGCAGCTTCTAATCTAGATGATACTTATAATTGGATGACTATGTCAGTAACCTTTGCTGATGGGCAAGTAAGTACTGGACATAAAATAACTGACTATGTTGGTGCAACCAGACAAGCAACAGTTCTTCCAGTCTTACCCCAACACGCCAATAATGTGACTACAAGATACTCCATTAGTATTGCTTCATTAGAAGTTACTGGTACTGTAGCTGCTAATTCTATTATTACAGCAACTACAGTAACCTTAGCATCTTCAGCTTCTATTATTAATGATGCTTATAAAGGACAGTCAATTACCTTTTCTAACAGTGGTCCCTATACCATTACAGGCTATGTGGGTCAGACAAGAGTAGCAACTATTTCTTCGGGATTAACAAGTGCCGTTACAATCGGCAGTACTCTCTATACTATTAATATAACCAATGCAGATTATATCTCTGCTGATGATTACTATTATTATAATTCAGCTCAAGCTTACTTAGGAAGTCGTGTAGATGATTTATCTACGATTAGATTACCCCCTGAAAAGGATGATTGGTTCTCTAATAACTCCAAACTAAGTAGTCCTACAGATGATACTGCTAAGCTAATGCTTCGCTCTCTCTATGATAGCGATACACTTCTCAATGGAATTATAGATGGTCGTGGTAAGATCTTCTTTACACTTAACCCATATCTAAACACAACAAGTGGATACTATAGAGTCATTAGTTGGAACCCAGCTGAGCAGACTTATTATTATGATTCAAATGATACTACTAAAGGTATCTATACTTATTCGGGTGTCACTGTAGTGGGTCCTAATACCATAACACATACAACAGCAATCACTACAACAGGTAGACCTTATCTCCAGAAGATTAGAACACCTGATGAACACTCTTACATTGATCCCAAAAGAATGCCACAGAAGCTTGTGGTATCCATTGATGCATCCAATGTAACCGCATGGAATATTGAACCAATCAAGTGGTCTGCTAGAACCACAGGTGACAAGACAACCAATCCGGGACCGAGTATCTTTAAGACCGTAGACCGCAAAAAGCTTAAGCATGTAAAGATTAACTCCATCGCAGTCTTTAAAGATAGACTGTGGTTCTCCGCTGATGATGTTATCTTCTCATCTGAGATGGGTGAATATGAATCACTCTTCCTTAAGGATGCAGAGAATATTATCACCACAGATCCGATTGACATTCGTGTTTCCTCAAATAGCTACTGTGAGATCACAAGTATGACTCCCTTTGAAGAGTATATGTTTATCAATACCAAGGCTAACATCCAATTCCAATTGATGTCTTCTGCAGGTATGGAACTGTCGCCAAGCAATGTAGCAGTAGCCCCGGTTACCTACTACGGTACTGCGCCTATCCTAGACCCACAGTTTATTGGATCACGACTCTACTTCTTTGATTCCCAGAAACTCTTCCTTTTTACGGGTAAGGGTACAATGGGCTACGCCTCTGCTGTAGAGGTTTCAAGCACAGCAGCTGGCTATCTACCAAAGAACTACAGGACTGCAGCCACAGCCCCCGCACAGGACACACTACTCTTTGTGGATGATGACCAGCGGAATCATATCTATGGGTATGTCAATCGGTTTAGTGGAGATCGGGTTGTACAGAATTCATTTTATCGTTATATCCTAGATGATACTGAGTCTATTGAGACACTGCAGTGCTATTCTAATAACATGTATGTTGTCAGTAAACGAGAAACTAGTGTTGATAGTAATACCTATGCCTATTATCTTTACCGCAACTATATGTTAAACGAAGATGTATATGTTCCTCGTCTTGATCGTATGTTTAAGATGAAGATTATTAACTCAGAGGATCAACCTGTTAACTTCAATGCTAACTATGATCCATACACCGCAATGACTACTTATCGTATACCCGGACATACCAACATAACTGAGATTGATAAGTACTTTGTTGTCCTTTTTAAGGGATACTTTAATGATGGTAGTGATCAAAATGAAGATCTCAGTAATGTAGCAATACAACCCTTTAGCGTAACTAATAAAACAGATGCTAATGGAGGACAGTATACAGAGATTGTAGTCATTGGTGCAAACTATGCAATTAGGAATTACTATGTATACATTGGTCTTAAGTTTAAGATGAATGTAGAACTTAGTACTCTCTTTGTACGCGATGAGAATAATAATATTATAGATGGTGTATTGAATATCCGTAGTGCTATTTTTAGACACTACTTCACTGGACCTTATGATATCGAAGTAACCCATAGAGGTAGACCTGCCTTCACAACAAGTTATATTCCAACAAGACCGGAGTATACAATCTATGAAGATACTTTACCTCTAGAGATATTCCAAAAGCAAGGTGAGTTTGTATCTAAGATTCTTGGATACTCAGATTCAACTACTATTAGAATTACCAGTGAATACCCAACTCCAGTAAACATTACAAACATAGAGTTCAAGGGTAAGTTTAAACAAAAATACACAACCATTGATACTTAACCGGAGAAATAATGACAACATATAATAACTTAGAAATTGCTCAAGTTTCTCTGACATTTTCAGGAGCACTTGATCCTTCTATTTCTACAAGGACATTCGACTTAAGCACACTTAGCTTTCTTCCTCATGTTCCTCTAATAGATCAAATCGAAATCGAGCGTATCTTTGATACAGGATATGATACAAAATTCGGTGAGAATGTATTTACCATTGCTGATAGACGGCAGATATTCATTCTACCTAAAGCATGGTATTCAATCAATGAACAGACAAAAATCCTAACTGTTGTTGATCTTAGCACTATTTCAACTTCTAATAGTTTATATTATCCAAACTCTAGAACATTTGTATTAGAGACTCTAGATTCAGAGGGAAATGAACAAACTATAGATATTCCTAACTTCTTAGTTAACAATGTTGGTACAAGTGTTAATAATGTTGTAAGACAACCTGATATTGTAATCATTAGAAGAAAGACTCTATCTATTGAAAGTATTGTTACCTTTGCTCCCGGCACAAGACTAACTACAACACAGTTAAACCTTCAGTTTAATCAGTTAAAGTATATTATTCAAGAGCTTATCGCCAAAGTTAGAAATGAGATTATCTTAAAGTTCGACGAGAACGCAATTGATGGTCCATTCTTGGGTGGTAGCGATCTTAAGATGTCCAATAACTACATCAAAGATTTAAACAGTAAGTCTATTGGTGAAGTTAATGTAGCGTTTAGCACAGGTGTTGGTACTGGTGTTATATCTGGTGCAACCTTTGCAACCAATGTTGCAGTTGTTTACGATGCCATTACACAAGGTACAGTACACAGAACAACAATGAATGGTGGTACAGCAGTTCCTTTCTCTGGGGAGTTTACCGCAACACCAGACGGAGAAGCACCAAAGCGTATTACTGGAATGGCTGATGCTGTAGATGCTACAGATGCAGCTACACTAGATCAGGTAAGAAATGCAACTAATATTACTACTGGTACACTAACTAATAATGTTCTTAGTAATATTCCACTATCAAAACTAAGTACTATTGCTAATCAAACATTTACTTTACCAACAGAATACTTAGCAAACAGTGGTGTCACTTCTGATGCTTCTAAATCTGCTGGTTCTGCATCAGCAAATAATGCCAGTAACATGGTATCTATGACTGTCGATAATAAAGGAAGAGTTACTACTATTGCTTCCCGTAATATGGCAGTAGAAGATCTTCCAACAGTTTCTACTATTACTCCAACAACTTATGGACAAAACTCTGCTACTAATGCCAATAACATGTTACAAATTGGTGTCGATAATAAAGGTAGAATAACTGGAATAAGTAATAGAAATTTTGGTAATAGCGATCTTCCAACTAGTGGAGTAACAGCTAATGATTATGGTGCTCAAGGTGGTACTGGTACAAATACATTAACTAGATTTACAGTAGATAATAAGGGTATTATTACTTCAGCTGCTCATCGTAGTATTGAAGTAAATGATTTACCAACTACTAATGTTACTAACGCTAATACATATGGTAAAGCTACTGCTGGCAATGTCGACAATATGATTCAACTGCAGTATGATGCTACAGGACGATTACTTTTAGCTTCTCATCGTAGTATGGGTACTGCAGATCTTCCTTCTAATATTCCTCTTAGTAAATTAAGTGTAACCAATGATAATTATACGCTGCCCCCTAGTGCTATTGGTAATGCTTCTATTACAATCGCTAAACTAGATACATCAACAGGACAAGGCACACTTCCTCTTGGCTTTATTCCAACAAACATTCCTCTTAACTCTATTGATTCTACAGTTTTTAATACATTCAGTCTTCCTAATGGTTGCTTAGCAAACATAGGAACAGAAGGTACATTTGGAAATACTCAACCAGCTTTAACTATCGTAACTGATACTAAAGGACGAGTTACTAGTATCACACCAAGAGCACTCTTGAATACTGATATCCCTAACTTAGATACTACTAAGATTACTACAGGAACATTTGATGCTGGAAGAATTCCAACCAGTGTTGTTACTAGTAATGCAGTTTTCTGGGATTCACCCAACTTCACTGCGCTGCGTAGTGGTAATAGAACAAGAATTCGTGGTGTTGCTACACCAGTAGATTCAACTGATGCAGTGCCTTTGGATTACTTTACTGCTAATGCTCTTGTAGCATCCAACGGTGTAATTACTGCTAATGGTAGTAGATTAACAGGAATTGGTACGCCAACTCCCGGAATGGCTATTGGATCAGATGCTGTTAACTTTGCTTTACTTGAAAGTGTTGTTCTAGCAAATGCTGCTGCATCGGGTATTCTAATTGCTAGTACTTTACCACAGGTCTATAGATCTGTTGTACCTACACCAACCGCAAATACTCCTACGGGTTATAATAGATACGCTTTTGATTTTATAGATGGACAAAATCCATTATATGCAACCACTAGTACAATGGTTCTGGTTGAAATTGAAGGTAGTACTATTAAATGTGTTCCACAGACTGCTGCTCCAACATCGGTTACTGCATTTCCCGGCTGGTTCCATTTAAATATTACTGGTAATACAAAAACAGTTTATTTATATACCAGTACTGCAATAACTGCTGGAACTAATGTTATTATTAGAAACTTTGGTTTATCTCGTCTTGTGTCTGGTGCAGCAGGTACAACATCATCTGCAGGATTAGTTAGTATTTTTGATGGAACTGAAGGTGGTATTGCTGTCACTAGTCTAGGAGCTATTTCTCTAAAGCCAGCAAGTAGCACACAAATTGGTGGTATTAAAATTGGTACTGGTCTTAGTATTAGCGGAAGCACTGCTGCAGTAGATCTAAGTAATTCTACAACTTTAGATGACGGTACAAAAGCTGCATCTTCAAAGGCAGTTAGAGATCTATCGGCTACTAGTATGCTACTTACTGGCGCACAACAGATGACAGGAAAGTTATCTCTTGCTGCTCCTACTAGTACAAGCGCAAACATTCTTCTTCCTTCTGCTAACTTAGATCCCGGAACTCTTGTTAATGGTGATCTTTGGAATAACAATGGAATTCTAAAGTTCCGTAGTTCAGGAGCAACTAAGACACTTGCTTTCATTGGAGACAATGTATCTACCGCTACTGCTTTGCAAAATAGTCGTACCTTTAGTATTACTGGAGCTGTAACTGCTCCGACTGTTTCCTTTGATGGTACTAGTAATGTTATACTTAATACATCTCCAGTAAACGATTCAATTACCCTTGGTACTCATACTACAGGTAACTATGTTGCTGCTATTACTGCTACCACTGGTCTTACACTTACTGGTACGGTTGGTGAAGGTACTACATTTGGTCTGACAAACAGTGACCGTGGTTCTTCACAGCTTATCTATGGTAGAGTTGATTTAACTGGAACCACTACTGGTGATGTAAATATTGCTGCTGCTAGTAATACGCAAATCTTAACTCTTAATGCGGGTACTGGAGTTTCTCTTGCTGGTAATAATACCACTAAGACAATTACTATTACCAATACAGCAACACAACCAAATAACTTTGGTACTGTAATTGTAGGTACAACACCAACAGCAACTAATTTGGTTGCTGATTCTAGCAATGCTAGCTTTACAGTAAACGCTGGTACAGGTATTTCATTATCAGCTAATGCTACAACAGATATACTAACAATTAATAATGCTGGTGTAACTGGACTTCTTGGAACAACAGATCAAGTAACAGTTACAGCTTCAACTGGTTCTGTTACACTGGGGCTACCACAGTCTATCAACACAAGTTCTACACCAACTTTTGCTTCTATTACTGCTAAGAATCTAACCCTTGGCTCTAGCAACAACACAATCATTAGTACTGATACTAATGGTAATATTAACCTAGCACCTAATGGTACTGGTTTAGTAAATATTACAAAAGCATTGGATGTTGATGGAAATCTAAATGTAGATGGGACTAGTACTCTAGTTGGTAATGTCACAATTGATTCACCATCTACGCTAACTCTCCTAAATAATGCTGGTAAGATTTTACTTGGAGCTGTTAATAGCACCACAAGTATTAACCGACAGGTATCTACTGTATCTCCAGCTACTGCTGGCGATCTAGTACTAAGAGTTCCTGCTTCTGGTAAAGCATGGCTTGTAGGTGCAGCAACAGTTGCAGCTCCTACCGCTAATAATGAGATTATTACTCAAGCTGCTTTAACCACAGCCTTGTCTCCTTATGCGACTACAGCAAGCCTTGGAACTTACATGGCTATTGCTGGTAATCTTACTACTGGTAGTACTAACCAAGTTCTTGGTACTGGTGCATCAGCTACAGGTAGCTTTATTGTAAAAACTGCTAATACAGATAGACTTACAATTAACTCAGCGGGTGTTATTTCGCTAACCAGTGGTCTTGGTGTAACTGGTGCCATTACTGCTAGTGCTAAGATTAGCTCAGAAGCTACTATAAGAGATGATGCTGCTACTGTTGTTACTACTAAGGGATATGTTGATGATCGTCGTTTTCCAATAATCGTTAATCATGCTTGGGTAGGTAGTCAGGCTGCGGTGCAGACAACCTATGCTCCGGGTACTTCTCAAGATGGTAAAAAATGGAAAGGAATACTATATAGAACAAGCTATAGCAATAGTATTGGAGATAGTTTATATAGTATTGCTATACAAAGTTATACCGCATTTAATAGTGGATCGGTAGTTACTTTTAATCTATATGGTGCAGCCGGTGCTCCAGCAGGAGTTGCTGTTAATAATTGGTTAAAAGGTGTTTCAATACATTGGTATCTTGTTTAATTATTTTAGGAATATTTATGACAGAGAATAACATTGGTATCTATGTTTCGGTATTGCAATTAGCTATTCTCACCATTGGGGTAGTTACTGTTATTATACGCCTAGGCAAAAGGGAGGCTCAAATCGACAACAGCATGGCAGAACTTCTTCTATTAAAAGACATAACTAGAGATCTAGTTAAGACTGATATTGAATTAGGAAAAAACATGGTGGCTGTAATGGTTGAGTTGAAGGAACTACGGTATCGTATTGAGATGCTGGAAAGGAATTAATGCGTAAGATATTCTTACTAGTTTTTCTTACAGGATGTTCCTCTGTTAATGAGATATCATCAAGCACTTATAAGATACAAGCAAGTGCTTTACAGATACTTAATACGGAGGACATCGTAGTCGCCCACAAATACGCCCGTAACATCCTTGGTGAATCTGAGGACATTGCGGGTATCTTAGGCAATATAAAAGACAGTACCCCTTGGTGGGCAGACCTACTTAGCTACGGCTTTATTGCCTTAGCTATATTGGGTGTATGTGTACTCCTGTGGTATACAGGAATTGGTACATTAATTAAGAAGGTAGTATATTCTCTTGGGTTGTTTATCCCAGAGAAGAAGATTCAACAAGCTAAGTTGCTTGCTGAAGCCAAGGACGAATCAGATCCTACTACCATTAGAGAAGCAATCGCAGCATTCAGAGCAGGAGATCCTGCCTTCGATGCTGCATATAAGAAAGTACAAGGATAATATTATGGCATCATTTATCGGTTCAGTTTGGTTTGCATGTCTTCTTTGCGTGGTTGGCTATATTGCTGGATCAGTCGTTCCAGTGAGCAAGCTGCCTGAGCTGTTCAAGAAGAAGTGAATAAAGAACTTATCACTCAATTAAATGCTCGTCTTATTGAGCGTCTTCTAGACGATCTTCAGGACGATACAAAGAGTACCCCCGGTCTGTACCAAGTCATTCGTGGCGTGGTCAACGACAACCGGGAAGCTCTAGATGGTATCCCTACGACCTCCCTTGACACCCTAGAGGTGGCAATGAAGGCTAAGATGCCATTCAAATTTAAGTCTACCCAGATTTAACACAACGGTTCCTAGGGGCAGGAATGCCCTTAGGAACCATTTGATTGTACTTGGGCTAGCAAGATAGCCTATTGACTGAGAAACCGTTTATAGCCCCTGCTAGGGGGTTTAGAAAGGAAGCCCATGAAAGCTCCCCCAGAAGTCCTAGAAGACTTTAGAAACCATCTTTATTTTTGTTTCAAGTACCTAGGCTTGGGTCAACCTACCCCTAAGCAATACGCTATGGCACATCGGCTCCAAGTAGGAACTAAGGATATGCTCCTACAGGCAGGGCGTGGTGACGGCAAGTCTGTAATCATGGCATGCTATGTCTCATGGTTACTCTTGTTGAATCACAATACTACAATACTTGTATTATCAGCAGGGGCTGACCGGGCTATTAAGTTTGTGTTCCAGACCAGAGCTATCCTAACTCAGGTTCCTTACATGAAGGATCTTGAGCCATTAGAGAATGACAAGGATAGTGCCTTTGGTTTTAATGTACATACCCGTACCCAGTTCGGACAGGATCTGTCAGTAACTGCTAAGGGTATTACCTCACAGATCACAGGTCTACATGCTGATCAGATTATTGGTGATGATGTTGAGATTGTAGAAAACTCTGACTCCCCTCAGGCTAGAGAGAAACTCTGGGAGAGATGCTTGGAGTTAGAGAATGTAGTAAATAAAGTTGATGTGGCTAGTATCCGATTCTTAGGTACACCACAATCTAAAGACTCTGTATATAATAAACTAGGTGGGATTTACCCCACCGTTAAGTTTCCGGCTGTCATGCCAGACTTAACTAACCCCGAAGAGATAGAAAATGTTGATGAATATATTCTTGGTCTGGGCTTTGAGCCGGGAGAATCGACTCAGCCTGAAAGATTTCCCACAGAAAAGCTTGCTGAAATTGAAGCGAAGATTGGTCCGACCAACTTTGACTTACACTACAAGCTTAAGACATCGACTTCAGATGTCAAAAGATACCCCCTTAGATTAGAAGATTTAATTGTATTGGATGTAGATCCACAGGTCTTCCCAGTCAAGGTAGTTCATGCTAAGAGTGTTGTGAATAAGAGAGTCTCTTCATTTGGTATGAAGGGTGATCTTGTTTATGAGCCTATGCATATTGAGCCATCCTTTGTTCCCTACAATCAGACGGTCTTATTCATAGATCCCTCAGGTCGTGGTGCGGATGAGACAGCTCTATGTGTGGCTTCCTTTGCTCATGGTTATATTGTGATACATGAATTGACAGGCATTCAAGGAGGATACGATAGTGTTACCCTTATGAAGATCTGTAAGCTTATTAATCAATACAAGATTAACCTTGTTAAGTATGAGTCTAACTATGGTGATGGTATGTTCGGTAAGATTATCCAGCCTGTCATTGCACAGAGTTGTGGGCAGATTGGAATTGAAGAGTACAAGGTTACAGGATCTAAGGAGAATAGAATCTTAAGTACACTTGAGCCAATCATGGCACAACACCGTCTTGTGTTTGATGTTGGAGTTATCCAAGACAAAGAGAATCAGATGCAGATCACTCGACTACAGAACAAGCGGGGTGCTCTTAAGCATGATGACCGTGTTGATGTACTGAGTGCTGCTGTGTCCCATTGGGTTAATGCTTTGGCTATTGATCCAGATAGAGAATTGATTTACAAACAACAGGAAGACTACAAGAATCAGATTAAAGATTGGATGGGAAACAAAAGAGTACTTGGTCTTCTAGGTGATAGAATCTCCGGTGCTGTTTTGTTGAATGGAAAGGATATTCCAAAGGGTAGGTTCGGTAAATCTATATTAAAAAGAAATCGTAAATGAGTATAGCTGTTGTAACAGGTATTGGTCCCCGTACTGGTACTTCATTTGTAATGCAGAGTGCTAAGAAGGCAGGACTCCCC